CCGCGTCAGACAAGAAACTAGGAGCGTGAAATAATGTCTGTTCAACAGTCCGTACGCTCGTACTTAGGTATTGCTAAAGAAGCAACCCGCGGTACGGCAGTAGCACCAACCGACTTCATTCCAATAATGAAGGACGCATTAAAACCAGTGGACATTGTAGATCCACTTTATGACACAGGCTTGCGTGGCTCAAATGTATTGAATTACAATTACATTCCAGGCCGCACACGCTCAACAGTAGATTTTGGTGGCGCAGTATTTGCAGACACAGTGGGATACGCAATTGCAGGTGTTTTAGGATCAGTAGCAACTACTGGTGTTTCAGCACCATACACTCACACAATCTCACTATTTAACAGCCTTGCATCAGGCGGAGATGTTCAGCCAATTTCTTACACATTGACTGACTTCTACGCAGTAGATGTACGCTCATACCCTGGTTGCCAGTTCTCTGACTTCTCATTGAAGTTCAACGCAGACGGCATGCTTGAGTATGATGCAAAAAGCACTGGTTTCCAGTCAGAGACAGTCTCAGACCCAACACCATCATTCTCAACAGTTCTGCCTACACCAGTGTGGCGCGGTACTGTTTCAATCGGTGGATCTGCGGTATCAACTGCCATGACTGGCAACATTGACATGAAGCGCCCTGCAACACCTATCTATGGCATCTCAAATACACAAGATCCATACCAGGTATTTCTAGGGCCTTTGGAAGTAACAGGCAAAATTACATTTGTCATGGACAATGACTCACAGTTGCTTAACTTCCTTAACAACTCACAGCCTGCTCTTGTATTTAACTGGGCTTATGGTGCTGGTGCTTCTGCGGTTCAGATCCAGGCAACTCTTACTAAGGGCGCTTACACCACTGGCGTAATTGAACGCGGAGAAGATTTTGTACAGGTATCCGTGGACATTAATGCGCAATCAAACACAAGTGATGCTGGTTCTTCAGGCGGTTACTCACCTATTAAATGGGTGTTACAAAACGCTAAGACTTCAGGCACATACGCATAACTAGATCAGGGCGGCGGTGTGGTTGAGGGCGATTGCCTTCCCGCTCTCCCACACCGCTTGCTCTCCTTTTAGGTATGATTTAGGAAGGCAAACCAACAGGAGGCAACATGTCTAAAGAAGTATCACTGCCATCAGGGGCAAAAGTAGTTCTAAAAGATCCAACAACTTTGCGTGTAAAAGATCGCAAAAATGTTATGCGTACTGCGGACAACGCAATAGGCGGAGATTTAACAAAAGCACTTGCATTAGGTGATGCACTCATTGCCATGCTTGTAGAGTCATGGTCATTTGATCTAATTCCACCATCAATTAAAATTGAGTCATTAGATGAACTAACAATGGCCGATTATGACGCTTTGGTAGAACACACAAAGGACGCACAAAAGTATCTGTTCCCTAACCTGGCTGAAACGCCATTAACAGAGGCAGACCCAAAAGCGCTTGGCGAGAACTCCAACGCCTAAAATGGTTACTCAAGGGTGGGGAACGCCATGAGGCGTTCTCTTACCCTGATGAGCATTGGTATTACTACCAAATGGCAGAGCGGTTTGGTTGGACACCTGAACAGGTAGATAACTTGCCCGCTGGTACGGCGGATTGGTTGATAGCAATTGCTAGAACCGTTGATGAAGTAAAGGCAGAAAACTGAGGGGTTAAATGAGCGGCATTATCATTAAGAACCTTTCTGAAGTTCTCGCCGCCGTTAAAGGAACTGAAACAAAAATTGAACAAGGCGCGCAAATTGGAATTATGCGGGCTGGCCTTGCCGTGGAACGACAAGCAAAATTAAACTTTCAAGGAACACGCAGTTATGAAAAGCGTGTAAGCAGAAACGGTAGAGGGTATTTAGTTGTAACGCCACCAAAACATGTTGGCGGATCAGGCCCAAATACAGTTACAGGTAATCTTAAGCGTTCTATCAAAACTACATACCGTGTTGGATTTGGTAGTTACATTGCTGAAGTTGGCCCAACAATGATCTATGCCCGCCAGGTTGAAAAGGGCGGTGGCAATTGGCGTTCAGGGGTAAAATACCCTTACTTAGAACCTGCGGCATTGATGCTATTAAGAAATGGCACAATCAACAGAGTCTTTATGACCGCTGTAAAAGAAAAATTAAGGGGGTAGCACATGGCCGATCTAATCCCCCCTATGTTAATTAAATTACAAGCAGATGTTAGTGAACTCAAAGTTGGTTTGGCACAAGCAGAAAACGCTCTTAAAGGTGTAGATAAATCTGTTGCAACTGCTTCAACTGGCATGACAAGTTTTATGAACCAAATGAAAAAAGTTGGCGCAACAATTGGTATTGCTTTTGCTGGCCAACAAATTGTCCAATTTGGTAAAGATGTAATCATGGCCGCCAGTGACATGAATGAGTCATTAGGTAAAGTCAGTGTTGTATTTGGTCAAAGTTCTGATGAAGTTGTTGCGTGGTCAAAAAATTCCGCTTCGGCTTTGGGCCTTTCAAGTCAAAAGGCTCTTGAAGCCGCTGGCACATACGGAAACCTTTTTCAAGCATTTGGATTAGGTCAAGGCCAGGCCAAAGACATGTCCACAAATCTTGTGCAATTAGCCGCTGACATGGCTTCATTTAACAACACATCTATTGATGATGCGATCCTTGCACTGCGTTCAGGACTCTCAGGAGAAACAGAACCGCTCAAGCGTTTTGGTGTTGCTCTTAATGATGTGCGCTTAAAAGAACAAGCAATGAGCATGGGTTTAATTAAGACTTCAACAGGCCCATTGCCAGTAGCGGCTAAGGCTCAAGCGGCATACGCATTGATCTTGCATGATACAACGCTTGCTCAAGGCGATTATGCGCGCACCGCAGATGGTGCGGCTAACACCATGAGATCTTTAGCGGCTGAATTTCAAAATGCAAAAGTTGCCGTAGGTAATGCTTTACTTCCTGCGTTCAAAGCGCTTCTTTCTGTTCTTAAACTTATTGTTCCTTTAGTAACAGCCATTGGTAAATTTTTTACCGACAATGCAGACGCATTAAGAGTTTACGGAATTCTTATTGGCACTCTTGCTACTGCTTTTTATGGTTACAAAGCCGCAGTTGTTGCAGTCAATGTTGCTCAAGAATTATTTATTGTATTGCAAACTTTAATGAAGGGTGCAACCCTTGCTTCAATTGCTTCTACTAATGGCTTAGCGGCTTCAATGATTATGCTTAATAAGGCTATGCGCGCTAATCCATTAGGCTTGATTGTTACAGCGTTGATGTTGTTGGGTGCGGCATTTGTTTATGCGTGGAAACATTCTGAAACTTTTAGAGGCGTAGTTATTAAAGTTGCTCAAGGTGTTTTGTACAGCGTTGCGGCAATGATTAACGGCTTTAGCAAGTTCTTTGGTTTAATTGGCAAAATTCCTGGCATGGGTTGGGCTAAAGGTTTATCTAAAGGCGCTGAAGATTTTGCTGAAAAAATTAACATAGCAGGCAGAAATTTATCTGACCTTAAAACCAAAGCCGCAGGTTACGGTAATGGCATGTTTACCTATGGCACTGGCACGGGAACTGGTACGGGAACTGGTACGGGAACTGGTACAGGTAAAGGTGGCCTAGACTCAAAGGCAAAGAGCAAACTAGAAGGCTACAAAAAAGATGTTCTAGGTATTTACAAGGACATGAATGATGCTATTGCTGAGGCTCAAGATAAGGCTCAGTCCGCTCTTGATGATCGCAATGAAAAAATGCTTAAAGCGCATAAAGATTATGATGAAAAGGTTGCTGACCTTAACAAGCGTTTTAATGAGTCAGTTGCGGCGGCTCAAAAAACTTATGATGAAAAAGTTTTTGACATTGAAAAAACTTACAGCAAGCGCAAAATTGAACTTGAAAAAGATTTACAAACAAAACTTACTGACCTGCGCGAAAAAGCGGCTGTTAAGTCTGCCGATTTAACTAAAGCCGCGGCTGATAAGCAGATCTCAATTATTCAACAGTCAGTAGATCGTTTGCGTAATGCTTTTGCTTCTAAGACTGGTTTCAGTATTGCTGATGCTTTTGGTGGCGGAGCAAATGCTAAAGATGCTTTAGACGCTTTGAAAAAATCTTTGACCGCGGCAAAAAATTTACAGAAAAACGCGGCAACTCTTGCAGGCATGGGATACAGCCAAACCTTTATTGAGGAAGTTGTAAAACAAGGCCCTGAAGCGGGTAATGCTATTGCCCAGGCTCTTAAAGAGGCTTCCCCTGAAGCAACCAAAGAACTTCAAGGGCTTTACATAGACATAGTAAACACTTCAGATCATGGCTTAGATGCTTTGGCTAAATCAATGAATGTTGGTGGCAAACTTGCTACTCAGGAATTGATGGACGCATACGATCAGGTTGCAGTAGATCTCAAGCAATCTTTGGCAACGGTAGATGCTGAACTTCAATCAAGTATGGCTGATGCAAACAAGGCTTATGAAGAAGCCATGACTGAGGCCAAAGTTACCCGTGATGAAGGATTGGCAGATGCTCTAAAAGCCTTTACAGAGGCTAAGGCAGAAGCACAAAAGAACCTTGATGAAGGACTTGCAGATGCGGTTAAAACCCTTCAAGAAGCGCTTTTAGCGGCTCAGAAGGACTATGAAAATGCTATTGATGAGATCAATAAATCCACTATGAAAAAATTACAAGATCTTAAAGATAAGTTAAAAGAAATTGCCGCGGCTATGGAGGCTATTAGCAAAGGATCTGCGGCCAGTGTAATAAGCAATGCGCCTGTTTACACGCCAATTATTCCTACTACAACTCCTAGCGGAACATCTACAACTACATCACCTTCAACTGTAACCAACATCAATAGCACATTTATTGCTCAACAAGTAGATCCCGCAGATGTTCACTTAGCAGTAATCAGTGCTACCAAATACGGGCAAGCAGTTACTATTCCATCTAAGTCAGTTAATACAACAACACTTGCTGGCATTTTGGCGGCTAGTGCCTCTACTCCTTCTGTTCCAGTTGCAAAATCATTGAGTGCAAATTTGAGAGATAGATAATGACAACATTAAACCAAGTTTATTCATTTGCATTTAATAATCAAGTATTTGGTGGTGCTGGTTCTCCTTATCAAATCCTTAGTGTTGATGGCCTTGAGTCTTTGCCTGGTATCCGCAATCAAGATGATAACCGTGGTTACCATGATGGCATGTTTACTGGCCGTGATTTTCTTAATGGCAGAACTGTCTCAATTATTTTTAATACTTTTGGCAATAATTTAGGCTCTGCTCAAACAAATTACAACACAATCCAAAGCAAACTCTTGCCTCAAACTTCAGGCACTACACCATTGTATTTCAAAATGCCTAACATTCCAACCAATGAACAATTTATTAACGCCCGTGTTCGCGCTTTGCGCACAACTGTAGATCCTAACTACACATACGGATACATTACATCTCAGGTTGATTTCTTCTGCCCTGATCCAAATTATTACAACAATAACTTGCAGACTGCCAACATGCTTATCAGCCCACCTTTGGGCCGCACCTACAATAAGACATTTAATTACACATACGGCGGCGGTTCTGCAACAGTAACCACAACTATTACCAACATTGGTTGGGCAACTACCTATCCCAACATTGTTATTAACGGCCCTATTACAAATCCTGTTATTGGTAACTCAACTTCAGGAAACACTCTTTATTTTAGTGGCACATACAGTTCATCAGATTTACTTGAAATTGATTTATACAATCAATTGATTACACTTAATGGCGCACCTGCCCGTAATCTTTTGATTTCAGGTACTTGGTTTGATGCTCCATCAGGGAACTCAAACTTCTTCTTTACTGGCACTGGCACACTCGCAGGAACTACGCAGGCTACCGTTTCTTGGTATTCTGCATACATTTAGGAGAATAAATGACGCTACTAACACCTCCCAACTGGCTACAGGCTGGCTCATACCCTGCTCAGTATGACCGCATTGGGCAACAGGCTTTGTATGCCACAACAGGCATCATCAATTCTTCTTCATTGGCTGTCACAGCCAATAGCCCTGCGGGTATGTCTGTACGCGTTGCTTCAGGTTGGGCGGCAGTAATTGGTACAACTACAAGCGACATGGGCGCATACACTTTTTACAATGATGCAACCGCAACATTAACAATTACAACCGCAGATCCAACAAACCCACGCATTGATCTTGTTTGCGCAACTGTTAGAGATGCTTACTATTCAGGGGCTTTCAATGATGTGATTTTTCAAGTTATTGCGGGAACTCCTGCGGGATCTCCTGTTGCCCCTGCGCTTCCTGCCAACTCAATCTCACTTGCAACTGTGGCAGTAGGCGCGGCTGTTACTCAGATTAACTCAGGAAACATTACAGACACACGCGTTGCAGTCACAACAAATCTTCCTGTTGGTGACATAACTGCCGTAACCGCTGGTACTGGTTTATCAGGTGGGGGAACAAGCGGCGCGGTAAGTCTTGCTATTGATACAGCGGTAACGGCTGATTTAACAACAACACAAACAATGACTAATAAAACTTTAACAAGCCCTAAAATCAATCTTGGTATCAATGCTCAAACAGGAACTACTTATACAACAGTTTTAGCCGACAATGGTAAACTTATTACGCAATCAAATGCAAGTGCAATTACAACAACAATTGCGGCATTTGGTAGTGTGGCTTATCCAGTAGGATCACAAATTAACTTTGTACAATTGGGGGCAGGTCAAGTGACTATTCAAGGAGCAGGTGGCGTAACTATTGTTTCAACTGGTGCAACTGCATCAACGCCAAAATTAAACACTCAATACAGCACAGCAACAGCAATTTGTTTAGCAACAGATAGTTGGTTAGTGGTTGGAGACATTATCTAATGCCTATTATTGGAGTTATTGCATCAAGTATTACAGGAAATTTAGGTTTAGTTGTTGATTATCTTGTAGTTGCAGGGGGTGGTGGTGGATTAGGTCGTGGTTCTCGTGGTGGCGGTGGTGGTGGCGCAGGAGGTTTGCGCTCAACAGTTACCGCTACTGGCGGAGGCGGTACTTTAGAAACACCATTAACTCTTGCTCTTAATACTAGTTATACAGTTACCGTTGGAGCAGGTGGAGTTGGTGGAGTTAGTGGTGCTAGTAATTCAGTATTTGCAACAATTACCTCTATCGGCGGTGGCGCAGGTTCTTATTCAGGTGGTGGCAGTTCAGGTGGTTCAGGTGGTGGTGGTGATGGAACTGGTACTGCTGGTGGTGCAGGCACGGCAAATCAAGGTTATGCTGGTGCAAGCGGCGGTGGTGCTTATTGGGGCGGCGGTGGTGGTGGTGCTGGCCAACTTGGACAGGCTGGAAACTCATCAACAGGCGGAAATGGTGGCGCTGGTGTAACAGTTGCAATTACTGGTTCTTCAATAACTTATGCTGGTGGTGGGGGTGGCGGAGGAACTGGTGGTGGCGGTTCAGGTGGTTCAGGTGGTGGCGGAGCGGGTTCAAATAGCACCAATGGAACAAATGGTACTGCTAATACTGGCGGCGGCGGCGGCGGTAGCGGTAGTGGAACAGATTTCTTAAATTCAAACGGTGGTTCAGGAATTGTCGTAGCCCGTTATTCAGGCACTACGCAAAAAGCAACTGGCGGAACTGTAACTACTTCAGGTGGAAACACAATTCATACATTTACTTCATCAGGTAATTTTGTTACTGCTTTAGCAAAAGCAACAGGTGGAAACATCAATCTTGTTGGTGGTTATTGGATACATTCATTTACTTCTTCAGGAACATTTATTCCTTCACAAAATCTTAGTGTTGATTATCTTGTAGTTGCAGGTGGAGGTGGCGGTGGTAGAAATCGTGGTGGTGGTGGCGGTGCAGGAGGTTTTCGTACATCTACAGGTATGTCTGTCACATCAGGAACTAACTATGCAATAACTGTTGGTGCAGGTGGTGCTGGTTCTACAAGTGACTCAACAACAGGAAGTAATGGCTCTGACTCAGTATTTAATGGCATCACATCAACAGGTGGTGGAGGTGGCGCTTCTACTAACTCAGCGATCAATGGTGCAAATGGTGGTTCGGGTGGTGGTGGTGCATACGCTGGTAGTACGGGTACTGCTGGAACTGGTGTTTCAGGACAAGGTAATGCTGGTGGTATTGGCGATAACGCAGGTGGCGTAATTGAAGGCGGCGGCGGTGGTGGTGCTGGCGCTGTTGGTGGAGATGCTTCATACAGAACCGCTGGAAATGGTGGGGACGGATTATCTTCATCTATTTCAGGAACAGCAACTTATTATGCAGGCGGTGGTGGTTCATCAGGTGATAATCGCTTCAATTGGGACGGCGGTAGTGGTGGTGCTGGCGGCGGTGGCGCAGGAGGCGCTCAGTACAATAATCCTGGAAATCCTGGTACGGCTAACACAGGTGGCGGTGGTGGTGGCGGCTCAGGTGGAGTGCCTGTTTACAATGGTGGTACTGGTGGTTCAGGTATTGTTATTATTCGTTATCTAGCATAAGGAGAAGGCAAATGACAAAAGAAAATGTAGTAAAAATTAAAGAAACAAAGCAAACACAATGTTTTAGTTATGAAGTAGTAATGTTAGTTCACATTATTGCAGATGATGAAATAACCGCTAAATCACAGTTAGACGAAAAAGGCGGAATTGTTACTAAGCGAGATGTAAAATTACTGAACGCAGTAACACTTTATGGCGAAAAGGAGACAGAGTAATGGCACATTTTGCCAAAGTTGTAGATGGAGTTGTTGAGCAAGTAATTGTTGCCGACACTAAAGAATGGTGTGAAAATAATTTAGGCGGCACTTGGGTGCAGACTTCATACAACACCCACGGTAATCAACACCCTGAAGGTCGGCCATTGCACAAGAACTACGCAGGTATTGGCTATACATTTGATGGTGTAGGGTTTGCCGCACCTCAACCTTATGCTTCTTGGGCATTAGATCCTGAAACTTACTTATGGGAAAACCCTATTCCTATGCCAGTTGAAGAAGGTAAGGCATTTACTTGGGAAGAAAAAACTCTATCTTGGGTAGAAGTTATACCGCCTATTAAATAAGGTGCGGCATGGCTACAACCTACCGCTATCTTTTTGTTGATCTACTCAGCAACACTATTATTGGAGAACTTCCTTTAACTGGTGTTAGTTTTACACAACAATTAAATCAACCTGGAACTTTTCAAGGTCATCTTCTTTTGTCGGGCGTTAATGCCAATAAATACAATGTTGAACTTTCAACCATTCCTGCTCACTGCGGGCTTTATGTAGATCGTGATGGCATTTTGGTATGGGGCGGAGTTATTTGGGGGCGCTCATACAACAGTACCTCACAAACTCTTACCTTCAGCGCGCAAGAATGGATTTCATACTTTGATCACAGGCGCGTAACTCAAGATGTGCAGTTTACAAACATTGATCAGTTGGTAATTGCTAAGACACTTATTGAAGATGCACAAGCCGCGTTATACGGTGACATTGGCGTGTTGTATAACTCTGAAGGACAAACAACTTCAGGCGTTTTGGTATCTCAAACTTATTATTATTATGAATTCAAGAGCGTGTTTCAGGCTATTCAAGATCTTAGCCGCCAGGGTGACGGGTTTGATTTTCACATTGATGTGGCTTATGACATTAACGGGCAACCACAAAAATACTTTAATACTTACTATCCGCGCAGTGGTTTGGCCTACTCTTTTGGTGATCCAAATGTTCCTATGTTTACATTTCCTGCGGGCAACATGGTTGAGTATGAATACCCTGAAGATGGTTCAGCCGTAGCCAATACCGTGTATGCGCTAGGTGCTGGATCTAATGAAGGTAAGTTAATTGCCACAGGTCAGGACAT